TATTCTTGAATGAAGGAACATTTAGTAGCACTAACTTTACTAACGTACCAGCAGCTACAACTGCTACTGTAATTGGTACTTTCCCTTCTTCTTCATACGCTATTAATAAGACTCCATCTATAGTATGGCCTGTTTCTTATTCAAATTCTCCATCTCAACCTGTTAATTATGTAGGTGGATTTAGTGCTTTAATTTCATTCCCACAAGGTATAAGCACTACTACTTACAGATTATGGTTAATTGGAGCCTCTAATAATAGTACTAACTTATATGCTTTAGACTATATCGATACTGGATTGGCTAATATCGATACAACAGCAGGTGGAACTGTAGTTAGAACAAATAGTACTTTAAAGAGTACATCTAATATTTATCCACTATCTACTAATACAATTGATGCTATAGGTATAGCACTCCAAGTAGTAAGTGGAAACTCAGGAAATATTAGTTCAAGTCTTCCTGTAAAAATTAGAGCTAAATATACATTATCTTAAATTATGTGGTTATATAAAAACGAACCTATGGAGGCACTCTCCTCCTTCCCTGAAGGGACCTTTGGTTTTATTTATAGGGTTGTTCATATACCAACAGGTAAAACCTATATTGGTAAAAAAGTTCTATTTCACCAAAAGAAAGTAAAACTTACTAAAAAGGAACTACTAGAGTATACTCACGTGGCTGGTAGAAAACCAGCCTACAAGCTAGCAATGAACGAATCAGATTGGAAAGCATACTATGGTTCAAACAAGGAAATTGTAGCTATGTTAAAAGAAGGTAAGCACGATGAATTCAAACGTGAAATTTTACATTTGGCTACCTCAAAAAAGTTATTAACTTACTACGAGACAAAATATTTGTTTGTCTATTCAGTGCTTGAAAAACCAGAGGAGTTCTATAACGATAATATTTTAGGTAAGTTTTTCACAAAAGACTTTGCTGAGTAAAATAGGTTTTGTATATTTACCCCTATGGTAAATAATCTACTAGTTAATATAGTAAATTCGGTTTTGGGAGTTGGTAAACCAACTGCACGAGGCAATCAGGCGTATAACTGTCCCTTTTGTCACCACCATAAACCTAAACTAGAGATTAATTTTGATGATTCTGTAAAAGGTAATCCTTGGCATTGTTGGGTTTGTAATAAAAAAGGAACTAACTTAGTAGTTTTATTTAAACAAGCTAAAGCCCCCGAAGACAAAATATTTGAACTTAAAAAACACGTCACATACTCAGATGTAGGAGTTCAAGTTCAAAAAATTGAAGCTTTAGACTTACCTAAAGAATTTAAACCTCTGCTTGAAATCACAAAAAGTGATATTAAAGGTAGACAAGCACTAGCTTATTTAAAAAAACGAGGCGTAACTAAAGCGGATATACTGCGATACAATATTGGTTACTGCAGTGGCGGTATATATGATTATATGATCATTATTCCGTCGTATTCCCACGAAGGAGCACTAAATTATTTTGTTGCTCGTAACTTTAACCCTCACTCCCCAGTAAAATATAAAAACCCATCACTAAGTAAGGATGTTGTGCCATTTGAGTTGTTTATCAATTGGTCTTCACCATTAATTTTGGTTGAGGGTATGTTTGATGCTTTGGCTGTTAAACGAAATGCTATTCCACTTTTAGGAAAACATATCCAAAAAGCATTGATGAAAAAAATTGTTACCTCTGAGGTAAAAAAGATATACATAGCTTTAGATAAAGACGCTCAAAAAGATGCTATTAAATTCTGTGAGCAATTACTTAACGAAGGTAAAGAAGTCTATTTGGTGGAATTAGACGATAAAGATCCCTCTGAAATGGGTTTTAAGCACGTTACCGAAATTATACAAAACACCCACCCTTTGTCGCAATATGATTTAATGGCAAAGAAACTTCAATTGATATGAGTAAAAGAAACATTAAGCATTCTTATGATCGCATTCTAGAGATCTCAGAAGATGCTAAGCAAATTACAATGCCAGATTCACGTTACTATAGACGTAACGGAAAATATTATCCCTCTATCACTTATGTGTTGTCGGCTTATCCTAAAGGAAAACACTTTGAAGACTGGTTAAAAAACATGGGTCGTTCAGCTGACTACATTGTTAAAAAAGCAGGTGAAGAAGGTACAGCTACTCACGAGCTAATTGAGGATTATCTAAATGGTAAAGAATGTTCCTTCTTAAACCAGTGGAATAATCCACAATATAGCCCAGATGTATGGCAGATGTTTCTTCGCTTTGTAGATTTTTGGGAGACATATAAACCAAAATTAATCGAAACTGAAGTCCATTTATTCTCAGATGAATTAAAGATAGCAGGTACTTGTGACTTGGTTTGTGAAATAGATGATAAACTTTGGATTATTGACTTTAAAACATCAAACCACTTACAAACTACCTATGATCTTCAAACAGCCGCCTACGCTAAGTGTTATGAAGAATGCTACGGTAAGGCGGCTGACCACACAGCAGTATTGTGGCTCAAATCATCTAAGCGTGGTCCAAAAACCGGACTTATGCAAGGTAAGGGGTGGGAAATTTATGAATCTAGTCGCACTATAGAAGAAAATCTTGACATATTCAAAACGGTTAAGAAATTGTTCGATCTAGAAAATCCAAATCACTCACCTATCTTTACTGAATTCAAAACTACAGTTAAGAGAGAACTTTAATATTTATCGTAAACGCGCGTTTATGATATCATTGGTACAATTACTTAGAGAGGCACAAGGTGCCCCCAAAGCTGTCATCTTAGCTGGTGCTCCTGGTGCTGGCAAGTCATCTATTGTTGGAGATATTATCTCAGATTTAGGTTTAAAAGTCTTAAACATTGATGACGATTTTATAGCTAACTTAAAAGCAGCTGGAGTATCTTTAGACCTTAAAAAGGCAGATGCTGAAGGTAGAAGTAAAGCAGCCGTTGCAATGCAACAGGCTCAAAAAACCTACCAAGATAAATTAGCTAAAGACGTTGAAAATAGAGAGAATATTGTAATTGACGGTACAGCAGCTTCATATAAAAAGACAGAGCAGTTAAAGAAAACTTTAGAAGATGCTGGTTATGAAGTGTTTATGGTTTATGTTTACTCTTCACTTGAAAAATCACTTAGCAAAAACCAAGATAGATTTGAACGTTCAGGGGGTGAAGATCGTAGCTTAATGCCTTCAATCGTAATGCAAACTTGGGCTAATGTAACTAAAAACTTTACCCCTTACCTTAATTTATTTGGTAATAACTTTATAGCTACTACAAAAGACAAAAAATTATCTGACGCAAGAGATTTAGAAGACATTGTAGATCAGTATATTTCTCCGTATATTCCCACTGATACAAAAGAAAAATCAGAGAAGGAAAAAGCAAAATCAAGAGCTGATAAAGAAAAACTTGAGCAGGAAATACGAGATTTAATGTCTAAAGAAAACGTTACAAAAACAGTTCAACAAATAGTAAGCCCTGAGGAAGCACAATCTAAATTAAAATCATTCCTAGCTTCATGAATCGATTAGTAAAAGAAATCGTTAATAACATTCTTCAAGAGGACGCAAGAAAAGTAACTGCGATTTACGGGGGTGGTTTTAAACCACCTATTAAGGGTCACTTTAACATTGTTAAGACCGCTTTAAAGGATATGCCCGAAATTGATAAATTTTTGGTATATGTTGGAGGTGGTGTTCGCGATGGTATTGAACAAGAACAAGCTATACAAATTTGGGACGTTTATAAAGAAATTTTAGGCTCTAAAGTTGAAATAGAACCATCAGTAGCTCCTATTGGAGACATTATGCGTTACGCTAAAGAACATCCTACTGAAGAAGTATACTTTGTAATTGGATATCGTGAAGGTAGAGAAGACGATTTAAAAGATATCGCTTCTCGTACTAAAGGAGTAGAAGAAAAATACCCCAATTTAAAAGTTAAAGTAATTAAAACTTCTGATCCTGAAGTTAGTGGAACAAACGCTCGTAAAGCTTTACAAAAAGGAGATAAAGATACATTCCTTACATTCCTCCCAGATGAAGTACCAGCTAACGAGAAAGAAGAAATATACAATATTGTAACTAAGACTATTGTTAGAGAAAATATGGCCCCTAGCAATACAATTGACATTATAGAAAAGTGTGCTGAGTTAACTAACTACATGCGCGAAAAAGGATATAATATTGATCCTGTTCCTGCATTAAAGGTTATAGATAATGATGTAGAAAATGCTAGTGAGTTTTTAGGTAAGACAGCATATTATGATCCAAATGAACGAATGATCGTTCTTTACACTTATGGACGTCATCCTAAAGATATTGTGCGTTCTTACTCTCACGAGATGATTCACCATATCCAAAATCTTGAAGATAGATTAGGTAATGTTTCTACTACAAATACTTTAGAGGACGATCATATTAATGATCTTGAAAAA